ATATTGGTGACAATTATGGCGACCCAAATGTTGTAAACTATAATCGTCAACCAAATATAACACTATTAAATGGTGAAAATGGACAAATTAGTGTAATTGTATCATCACAAGGCAAAATAATTGGTGCGATTGTAAATAACCCAGGTTCAAATTATAATTCACCACCTTTGCTAGAAGTTATTGGTTCTGGATTTGGTGCTATTTTGGTTCCAGTAATATTAAATGGAGCAATTGTTGACGTAAAAATTATTGAAAGTGGATTTGGATACAATCAAGTAAATACTATTATTAAAGTAATACCTACAGGAAATGGTGCTAGATTTGAAGCTAAAGTTAAATCTTGGACTATTAACATAGTTGAAAGATTATTCCAGTCAGATCAGGTAAATAATGATGATGGAATAGTAAGCAATCCTCTTGCATCAGAGAAAGGATTGCAATTTGTTCATGCTTACGCTGCTAGAGAACTTAGAAGAAAACTTCTATCAACATCATTAGATATTTTGGGTAATAAAGTCTATAGAGCAGACATAGACAATGAAAGTAATGTCACAAAATATCATTCTCCTATTATCGGATGGGCTTACGATGGTAACCCAATTTATGGACCTTATGGTTATGCCGACAAGGAAGGTGGTGCAGTTGTAAGACTTCGTAGTGGATATGAACTAAAGTTAAAAGGATATAGACCATCTACAGCGTCTTTCCCTCCTGGATATTTTGTTCAAGATTATGAATTTACAAATAATGGTGATTTAGACATACACAATGGAAGATATTGCAAAACTCCAGAATTTCCAAATGGAACTTATGCATATTTTGCAACTGTAAATACATTAAAAGATGCGTCTGGACCATTTAATGGATATTTAAAACCAATATTTCCATACATTGTTGGAGATACGTTTAAATCTAAACCGATTGAATATAATTTTGATCAATATTCAAACTTATCCTTTGTCAATTTAAATAAAACTGGTTGGATTAGATTTACAAGTCCATTAGGATTACTTTTAAATAAAACAAAATATCAAGGGTTCATTCAACCAGATACTTTTAGTAAAGGATTTACTGAAGTTAATAGTATTAGTCCTGGTGAACTAACAGAACTCCAAATAATTTCTCCTGGAGATAATTATTCAATACAGGATAATATATTCTTTAACAGTCAAGGAACAGGAGGTTCTGGAGCATACGCTAGAATTTCAGAAATTAAAGGTAGAGATGTAGATTCTATCTCATATAGCTTTAGTAAATTAGTTGATGTGGAGTTTACTCCTTTTGGGTCTAGTGGAAGGTATGTAGGATTTGCTAGCACTTCCCACTCTTTAATAAATGGTGACATTGTATCTGTTCAAAATTTAAATATTTTATCTACAGAATTTGCATCAATTTATACAGTTGGCATATCTACAAATACTCTTACATTATCATCAAGCATAGGTAATGATGGACAAACTGGAATAGTCACATATTTAAATGTTTCTGGTAATCTAAATTTTCCTATTTTATCTGTAAATGATGTTTATAAAATTGAATCGGAAAAATTCAAGATTATAAACGTATATCCACAAGATTCTAGAATTAAAGTTTATAGATCATTTAGTGGATCCGTATCAGCTGCACATACTTCAGGTGATGATATAGTAGAACTGAGTAGAAAATTTACTTTTAATAGTGGTTTTAGTACATCAACAGAATATCGTTTAAACAGTGAATATTACTTTGATCCTAGGGAATCTGCAATAATTCCATCTGAAAATCTAATACTATATTCAACTCCAGTTCCACCATCTCTTGTCCCATCTGCTTGGGATTATTATACTTCAGGAATAGGAACTGGAACTGTAGAATATTTTAGTGCTGTTTCTCCAGATGGTTCAACTAATGCTGCAAAAGTTTCTTTTGCTTCAACCACTGGAGCATCTGATGCATTTGGATTAAAATTTGAACCTGTTTCATTATCATCAGATTTTAATACATTTTCAGTATTTTTAAGAGGACACACTGGAAATGAGCAGATTTATTTTATTTTAGATGATGGATCTTTATATTATTCACAACTAGTAACACTAAGTTCAGATTGGAAAAGATATAGTCTTACCGCTCAAACTGGTGCTGGAACTCATAGAATAAGAATTGGAACATTTGGTACACAAGGTCTTACTTTAAATTCATCACCAACAGTGTATGTATGGGGTGCTCAAGTTGAACTTGGAAAACTAACTAGTAGTTATTATGAAACTTCGGGAAGTGCATTAACAAGAGCATCTAAAAAGTCTGGATTATTGTTCTTTAGTAATCCTGGAGTAACTCAGAAAAAAGGAATACAAACAATTGTAAATACATTTTATTTACCAAATCATGGTTTCAAAACTGGTGATAAAGTAAAATATAACGTTGGGCATGGATATACTGGTGTTCGCGTTTCTTATGCGGCAACAACAACACCACTTTTAGATTCTCAGGACTTATATGTTGCAACATATGATAATGATTTTATTGGTGTTTCCACTCAAAGAATAGGAATTGGTAGTACTGGTGGATTTGTTGGAATTGGTTCTGATGTTCTAGAATTGTTTAGGATTGCAGACTATGGAACTGGAGAGGTTCATAGTATTAAGACTAATTTACCATTAACTATTCGTGGAGACGTTTATAAGAAAACCGCCACTGTTATAACAAATAGAGAGCATGGTCTTACAAGTGGAGACGAAGTTAACATTAAGGTTACTTCTGGTATTACTACAACTTTTGTTATTTCTTATGATGACATTAACAGAAGGATGTTAGTAAATCCAAGAGTATTTGTTGATGTTGCTATTAATTTATCTAGAAATACTATTACATTACCAAATCATGGATTTGTAACTGGACAAAAAGTAATTTATAATTCGGCAACACCGTCTTCTGGGTTAATAAATTCAAAAATATATTATGTTATTGTCTCTGATGACAACACAGTTCTTTTATCTCACTATTATTACGACAAAATTTCATCAAATACTGCAATTGAAATAGTAAATATTGGAACCCAAGCAGCAGGTTCTATCACACCAGTTAATCCAGAAATATTTGCAACAAAAAATTCAACAATTATTTTTGATTTATCAAGCACTACACTAGCTTCTGGTTCTTTACCCTCATTTGACTTTAACATTTATTTTGATCCTCTCTTCCAAAAAGAATTTTATACGTCTCCACAAAATACAGGTGCATTTAATTTTAGAAAGAGTGGAACAATCGGAGAATCAAATGGAAAGGCTGAGTTAATTATAGATGATTTCATTCCAACATCACTATATTATAACTTGACTCCAATCAAATATGCTGGTGCAACAGCAGCAAAATTAGAAATTATAAGTGATTCTCTTAACGTTAAAAATCCTAACAAATTATCTGTTGTCGATAGTAAGTTTAATAGAATTACTACAGTTTCTGGTATTACTTCTAATACTTTTAAATATTCATTAGAACTTACACCAGAAAGATTTAGTTATAATAATTTACAAGCACAAACAACATATTCTACAGCATCTCGCACTGCAATAGGACCTGTTGCTAAAATTAGTATTGATTCTGGAGGTAGAAATTATGTAAGACTACCAAATGTGACCCAAATTGTAAGTGGACTTGGAACTGCAGCTCTATTTTTACCAAGAAGTAAAACTATTGGTAAAGTTAATGGTGTTGTTTTAACTGACATTGGATTTGATTACCCATCAGATAAAACATTAAGACCTCTTGCAAATTTTCCATACACATATAAAATTGAACCACTATCAAAATTTAAAAGAATTCAAATAGTTACTCCTGGGGTAAACTATTTTGTTGCTCCACAACTTGCAGTTGTTGATGGATTTACAGGAAGAGTAAATACTGAAGTTTCTCTTGAATATGAAATTGGAGATACTGAGGTAACAATTATAAGAAATACAACAGGTTTGTATAACGTAACACCAAAAATATTACCAATTAATAATCCAAATGGAATAAGAATTGAAAATATTGTATTTGATCCAGGAACTTTAAATGTCACAGTTTCTTTTGCTGTAACATTTGCATCATCACAAGATTATCCATTCATTGTTGGTGAAAAAATAATTGTAGAAAATACAAATATTGATGCCAATTTTGGTGGTAGAGGATATAATTCTGCTGCTTATGATTACAGGTTGTTTAGAATTACAGCAGCAAATCCAGACATTGGTGGCGATAATCCAACTTTAACGTTTAATTTAACTGGATTTTTAAACCCTGGAGAAGAACCAGGTATTTTTGATAGTTTTGAATCTTTTGGTACAGCGACTCCAGAGGCATATTTTCCAGAATTTGATGTTGATTTGGAAAAAGATAGTTTTAGAAATGGGGAAATAATCGTAGCCCAAGATGGAAATGTTGGTGTCGTTCAATCTTATGACCGAAGAAATGAATTTTTAAAAATAAGATCTAAAAAAATATTTAAGGTAGATGACCTTGTGATTGGAGCATCTTCTCAAAACAAAGGTCTTATATCGTCTGTTGATGGTATTACTGCAAAATACTTAATTGAATCCAATAGTATTACTAAAAAAGGTTGGTTAAGAGAGACAGGAAAACTCAATCAATCTTTCCAAAGAATACATGATAATGATTATTATCAATATTTTTCATATTCTGTTAGGT